CAGGGGAAGCTGTCGAGCACACCCTGAGTACTCCGCCTAAGGAAGACGAAGAGAAGAAGGAAAAGAATCCTGCTAACTCTGGAACTCGGGCCAAAAAGAATTTAGGTCCTTTGTCTCGTCCTGAACCCGGTAAGGTCCAAGTTGACATTGACGAAGGCGAAAATCAGGGTTACATCAACACCAGAGAAGGTGGCGGAAACGCTCCTCTGGCGCGTCCTGAGACCAAGAAGCACGAGGGTGGAGAAAAGTCTGTAGAATCAGCTGATTTGACCAAGGGCGGCGACGACGAGGAAGAAGACGAGAAGAATCCTGAGCACGAAGCCGGCGAATCGGAAGAGGAAGAGAAGAAGGAAAGAAAGACAGGGAAAGAGGACGAGAAGAAAGCTTCCGCTCCTTCCGCTGCTATCTACCTCGACATTGACGAGTTCAAGGCGGAGATCGCCAAGAGCGTGGTCGAAGAGGTCATCGCTCTGATCGAAGACAAGTATGCCGACGCGTTTGCCAAGGCCTCACAGTCCGAGATCATAGGGACCGGTCTTGCCGCTTCCATCGAAGCCACGCTCGAAAGAGTCGAGGACATCGAAAAGTCCCATAACGAGTATACGGACAAGGTAGCTCTGGTGGAAAAGGTTCTCACGAACATCACCAAGGCGCTTTCGGTTCGTAAGTCGGTCCTTAAGAAGTCCGACATGATAAAGAATGAAAGTATGGAAGGCACGTCTACTATGTCAAAGTCTGAGATCTGTGATGCTCTCTTGGACATGTCGATGAAGGGCCAAGGAGTAGATCCTCACACGGTGGTCAAGTTTGAGACATCTGGGGACATTAACGTAATACCTGAGAACATCAGAGTTTCTCTAGGTCTCTAAACAAATTCTAACGGAGGACAAAAATGTTAGATTTTAACGGATTCGGGATTGGGTCCGGCCAAGACGTTCAGGAGCTGAACAAGGCACTGGAAGGTGCCGCGGCTCTTGGTCTCGCAGGCGGAGTCTCAACCGCGGGTATCGCAATCGACGGTACCACCGGCGGCGCGGCACTTAGGGTGCAGTCGCTCGACAGTTCGTTGAAGGTCATCACCTTCACCGACAAGCACATCAACTTCTGGAAAGACATTCCTAAGACGCCTGCTTACAGCACCGTTGAGGAATACAACCAGCTAACATCTTACGGCACCCAGACGGGTGGATTCGTAAGTGAAGGCGAACTTCCTTACTCAACTACGTCGGACTACCTACGCAAAGTAGCGTTGGTCAAGTACGTGGGAACGACCCGTTCGGTCTCCCACCCTATGACCTTGGTCCGTACGATGGTTCCTGACGTCATCGCTCAGGAGAACAGCAACGGCATCATGTGGATGCTACGCCAGATCGAAAACGCCCTTTTCTGGGGCAACGATAAGGGCCGCGATGCTACAGAGTACGTGGAATGGGCCGGAGTCGATCAACAGATCGGCGGAGCGACAGGAATCGGTACCGGTGGCGGAAACAACTACGACATGAGGAACGTGAACCTGGCGACCACGCCTTTCACGACCGTCGTCAACTCTCTGGCGCAGACAGTGGTCGACCAGTTCGGTTTCCCAACTGACATCTACCTTCCCTACCAGCTCCTGGCGAAGATCAACGACGAGTTCGCGGGCACCGCTGCTCAGCGTATCGTTCTTCCTACTCCACAGGGAAACACCCAACTCAACATCAACGTCGACAGCCTTATGACGCAGGCAGGAAAAGTCAACCTAAAGCCGACCTACTTCCTCCAGAAGACCAGAACGGCCCCAACGGCAGACAAGATCTTGAAGAGCGGAACGATGGCTTCGATGTTGGCACAGACCGTCACCGGTTCGGAACAGGCCGCTTCGGTCACTGGACTGGCAGTAGGCTGGTACAGGATCATGGTGTCCTTCGAGAACAAGTGGGGCGAGACGAAAGCGTACAACGTTGACGGTACGGCGATCGGTTCGGACGCCAACGCGGCGACCGCAGTCCAGATCTCCTCGACCGCCAATACGATCCAGTTCGCTTTCGGCGCACCTGACACAGACGACGTGGATGCCGCGCAGTTCATGAACGTGTTCGTGAGCGAGATGGCCGCCACAGAAGCTTTGGCAAAGGCCGCAACGGCGTACTGGGTACAGAGGATCGCGATGACCGCTGCAGGAACTGCCGTGAAATGGGACGGTAAGAGACTTCCGAACACCTACACGGCGTTCGTCGGACAGAACACTTCCGACGTCCTGACCTTCAGGCAACTGGCCCCGCTGGTAAAGATGGACCTCGCTACCATCGCTCCGGCGTACAAGTGGATGATCCTCCTTTACGGGATGCCGATCATATTCGTCCCTCAAAAGTGGACGAGAGTGTTGAACATCAAACTCTAATCTGAACTAGACAGGTCAGAGAAGAAAACGTAAAGGTATAGATAAATAAGAGGCGAACAGGAGGGGACTGCTAGGGAATTCTTGGTGGTCCCCTCTTTTTTTTAACTTTAACGGAGGTAAGATATGTCAGACTACGCGCCATCTGGTTTCAGGTACGACAACATAGTTCAAAGTCACTCGCATAAAACGGCCGACATAGTGGACTATGTCGCGCTAACTTCTGGTTACTCGGGGGTCAGCGGAGTAGACGCTTTCTCTGGTTACTCAGGGATGAGCGGAGCTGTACCAGGTGGTTCTGGGTACAGCGGAATAAGCGGACCGTCAGGTTACTCCGGTGTTTCTGGTTTTTCCGGTTACTCAGGAGCTTCCGGTAAGTCTGGTTATTCTGGTATCAGTGGGCCTTCCGGTTATTCTGGTGTTTCCGGTAGGTCTGGATACTCAGGAATCGCAGGTTCTGCAGGAGCACAGGGCTCTGTAGGAACGTCAGGTTTTTCTGGAACCTCAGGGTCTGCAGGAACTTCAGGGATCAGCGGATTTTCCGGAACTTCCGGTAAGTCTGGTTATTCTGGTATCAGTGGTTTCTCTGGTTATTCAGGCAAGTCGGGCTATTCTGGTAATTCCGGTTACTCAGGACTTGGTATTTCCGGTTACTCAGGAGCAGGGACTTCTGGTTACAGCGGAGTGAGCGGAGCTTCAACTTCAGGTTATTCTGGTGGTTCTGGATACTCTGGTAATTCCGGTTATTCAGGAATCGCAGGAGCAAAGGTCGCCGGTACCTTTACCGCAACGGCAGGAGCGACCTCTGTGGTAACCCAAGCTTTGGCAGGAACTGGGAACAAGATCTTCATCACACCTACGACTGCTGCCGCGGCTAACCTTTCTGCTTACGTGTCGTCCATCAGCAACGGGGTGAGTTTCACCGTTGGACACGATACCGCCGCAGGAACCGAAACCTTCAACTACGTGATATTCGTTTAACGAGGAGATAAAAGATGCCATTAAGTAACACAACGCCGTCAGCGAGCGTACTCCAACACCCGGTCCAGAAATGGCCTGGTCACGGTCACGACTCTGACTTCGTACATTTCATCAACGGAACGTTGACCCTTGCCAACGCGACTACGACCACCGTTAGCGATTCTAGGATCTTGGCAGACGCCCAGGTCCTTCTGAATCCCACTTCTGCCCAAGCGGCTCTGGTGGTCTTAGGAGGAACGAACTTCACTTCTGGAATCTACGTTTCTTCGGTCGTCGACGGGAGTTTCGTGGTGACGCACGACGCGCACGTGACCGGTCCGAACGCAACTTTCGATTACGTCGTATTCAACACTTCGTTCTAACAAAGAGTCATAGTTTGAGGAGAAAATAGTATGGCAAACGAGTACATTTACATTCCTGGCAAAGGGACTGTTCGACATTATATAAACTCGCCAGAACAACACGTTGTTGGTCTTGAGTTCAAACCTACAGAAACCGTTAAGGCTCAGGTCAAAGTACCGCAAGAGGTGGTATATGACGTGAGACCGAAGGAAGACGCGCCGGAGGCCGAAGGGCCTCCGGTGATCGTCGAGATGGCCAAGTCGGTCGACGTTCTACAACCCGAAAAGGAATCTAAAAAGAAAAAGGCAGAGAAAGAAAACACAGAATCGAAAGACTGAGGATTTCCTAATGATAAACAAGATAAATGTCTTTTTAGTTTGTTTGAAGATCCTTGTTCTTAGTACATATAACGCTCACCTTATCAGTCCGATAAGGAAGTGTTACGTGGTTGGTTAGGAGGGGTCATGGCGTTTGTTGCTTCTGACATGACGTTTTCTCCTTTACCAACGGTCTCTTATAACACGGCTTCAATTATAAAGTATAGGAACCATTTCGTTTCTGGCACCGGGCAGATAGTCCTTCGGGAAGAAGGGGTCGGTACCAGGTTCATAATAAACGCTATCTTCACGGCAGGAAAATCCGTTGAGATAGGGTTTGGGACCATAGGACTTGGAACGATCACAGAGACACTGTTCACCTATTCTCAGACGGCCGGTCCTGTTGACCTGTCGTCGTTCTTTGCGTCGGCTCCTTTTTGTCACTATAGGCCCGGTAAAGAATTGGTGATAGATTTTGAGGGTGGAAAGACCGGCACCGTAGCCTACGCGCCTTACAAGGGCTGAGGTGACAGATGACGTTTGACGGATTAACACCGGATTGGTTGAAAGAGACCTATCTGTACAGGATACCAATCTCTTACGACAACGATTTCTTGACCGACGATGTTTTGAATTTCTACATCAATTCGGCCAAGAACCAGGCAGAGATCTTGCTTGGAATAGACATAGACAAACACGTCGACAACCAGGAGCGCCACGATTACCGTTTGGAGGAGTGGACCTCCGGTTACGGTTTTCTTCAGATGTACAGACGACCATGCATTAAGGTTAAGAGTCTCGCTCTCAACGTCATAACTTCGACCATAGAGATTCCGCAAGAATGGATACAGCTGAAGAAGAAGACCTCTCAGTTACAACTCATTCCGTATTACGGTATTCTGGCCTCTGCCGCGATAGGAAACCAGCTCATAATGTTCTTACCCCTTCTGTCTTCGACCACGTACGTTCCCCAGATCATTCTGGTGAAGTATGATTCTGGGTTCGAACCTAGTGACGAACTTCCGGGAGCTCTGGCACAATTGATAGGCAACCTTGCTGCTTCAGGAGTGTTGGCGGTCCTTGGAGAAATAGCTCTTGGTGGTCAAGCGGCTCTTGCCGGTTATTCCATCGGTGTTGACGGTCTGTCACAGTCCGTTAGTACAACGCTCTCTGCAGAAAATCACGCATATTCGGCAAGGACCAGACAGTACGAGAGGGAGAACCAGAACCTGGTAAAGCTTCTGAAGGACTTCTACTACGGAATAAGGATGGCGGCGCTAGCGTAATGATTGTTTATAAAACAGAAAATCTTGTTGATGGGAAAATTTATGTTGGAAAATACGAAGGAGAAAGAACTACGTATTTAGGTTCTGGTATATATTTAAAAAGGGCTATTTTTAAATATGGGAAAGAGAATTTTAAACGAACCACAATAGATATTTCTGAAGACAGAAGAGAATTATGTTTAAAAGAAATATTTTGGATCAATTTTTATGATTCAAAAAATTCCGAAATAGGATATAATATAAGCGACGGTGGTGATGGTTTTAATGGTCATCATTCTTATGAAACAAGACAGAAGATTGGCATTTTTCATAAGGGAAAATTTCGCTCTGAAGAAACAAAAAAGAAAATAAGTCAAGGAAGAAAAGAATATCTTTCTGTTAATCCAATTTTCTTTTCGGAAGAAACTAGACAAAAAATAAGTGCTTCTAATAGTGGTGAAAATAATGGTTTTTATGGGAAAAAACATTCTAAAGAAACTAAGCAAAAAATGAGCGAGTCTCGTAAAAGAAGGGTTTATGACCAATAGTGTAGCAACTGGTGCTGCCAGATTAAATTTTCGACCCTCAAAAATTGATTATAATACTGATGCAATAATTTCGCTCATCAACGCCTACGGTTCCAGCTGGGACTGGTACAATACCATGA